GCTGATGCCCGCGCCCAGATCCAGGATCTGCTTCTTGAGATCCTCGTCGCCCTCTTTGGCCTTGATCTGCTTTTTCAGTTCGCCGGCCTCGGTGAGATAGCCGGTCACCTTCTGGCGTTCGTCGGCGGTGAAGTCCCGCTTGGCTTGATCCGCCACATCACAGATGTCCCGCGCTGCTTTCAGCGCGGCCATCAACTGTTCTTTGAGATTCATCATGCTCCTATTCGTTTTCCATAAGATCGAGTGCCACCCGTGCCGCGAGGGTGCTTGACTCCGAACTCCTTGGCGTGGCCTTCCGGTCCTTGCCTTGGTCCGTGTCGTCGCCGTCGTGGTCGCTATCGCTATCTGCCGTTTCCAGCAGTCCGGCGTCCTTCAGAACCTCATTGAGCGTCTCCAGCGCAGCCATGATGCGCTCAGCGTTGCGCCGCGCCAGCACGCGGCCGGCTTTGGTCTTGCCCGTCGCGGCCTCAAAGGTCGCCCCATCATGGGAATCGCAATGCGCACGCGCCTGCGCCTCAGTCCATGTATCGGATGGATAACGGTAGGCTTGCTCGGTCATGGACGTTTCGCCCTTGAGCCAGCCCATGATGATCGAGTAGCGCTTGCCCTCATGCTCGCGCTCGGTGCGCCGGAAGCTCTCGGCCTGGAAATCGCCCGGCTGTCGTAGTCGGCAGGCGTGTTCATTCGGGTAGGGCTTCGTGTCTGGATAGGGCTGCCTGTCCGCCTTGATGTCTGCCGTGCGGGTATCCACGCCAGCGCCCTGCATCACCGGCGCAACCTCGATCACCTTCATCTTGCGCAGGAAACGCACTGGCGCGCCGTCGAATTGGCCGGGGATAGAGTCCTCAATCTGGAAGCCATAGGACCATTCCTGCAGATCGCCCATGCCCTTGACCGTGCCGTAGTGCTCCTTCCCGGTCTCGGTCTCCAGCAGGAATTGGCCGTCCACCCAGGCTTCCTTGCCGTCCGAGTGGATCGTCCCGCGTCCCACGGGCAGTTGATCCCACTTGTGGCCCCAGGCAGAGATGCGCACTGGCTGCCCTTCCTCGAATGCGCCGGGGAGAGTTACGTCGCCGTCAGCGTCCTTGATGTTCAGTGTCGCAAAGATCGCCTTGAACTCGCCCGGCTGCCCGCCCTGCTTGAAATCCGTTCGCCCACGGAAGAACTTTCTGTCCATTGCTATTCCCTCCCGAATGTCACCGAACACTTGCAATTCGCATTATTCTCTGCGCCCCCGGCAGGATCGCCGGGCCAAAGCTGTCCATTGCTGAAACGTTCGTCCAGGGCCACGGTCTCGCCATCCAATGCCGCGTGCGCCTCACGCGGGTTGGCCGAGTTCGTCTGCCATGTTTTCGTTTTCAAGTTGGCCTGTTTCGCGCCCTCGAAACTGCCGAACGTGGAGGCCGTGGTCACTTTGCTCGCGGCGATCTCCGGGGCACGCACGTCTATCGCCAGGCCAAACAGCGCCAGCGCCGCGGCCCTGGGCGCATCGTCCTTCAAGGCCGCTATCAACCCGTCGCGCGTGGTGGCGTTGATCTCCTCAGCGGCGATGCGGGCGTTCTCTTCCAGCCAGGGCAGCATCCGATCCTCATCGAGCTCGATGTCCAGTTGCTCGGTCAGGTGTTTGGCCCAGACCGTCGCCGTGGCCACGTTGAGGCGGTAGATGTCATCGTGCAGCTCGTCGTCCCAACGCTCTTCGTCCCAGAGGTCGCTGATGTCGGCCTTGCGTGCCTTCTCTGGAACCTTGCCCACGATGGTATCTTGCTGGCGCTTGAAATGATGGGCCATCACTTGGGTCCATTTGACCTCGTGCCGTTCGCGCAGGCCGGGCTGCGATGGGTCAATCTGCCCCTCACGGCGGGCCTTCGTGCCAGCAATCAGCGCCTTCGGCGGCGGGGCGCTATCGCGTGGGCTGGCCTGGCCACCGATCAGCACGTTGAGGGGCACGACTAGTTTCGCCGCGTCGCCGCCCATCGAGGGCAGGTTCATGCGCGCGCGAGCTTCGTCGCGGGTGAGCCACGGCGCGCCAACGGAGGATTGCAGCGATTGCACCTGTTCCTCGAAACTGCCCTGCAGCTTCTCGGCGATGTTGAACTCGACGTATACGCCGGGCGTGCTGCCCAGATCGGGCAGCAGTTGCAACTCGATGTCGCCCTCGATCATCGAAAGCCAAGGGCCAAGGCTGTCCTGGTAGAGGTTCTTGTGCTGCTCCCGGATGTTGCTGAAGGTGGCGTTATCGAGAATGCCCACCATCGGCAGCGGGATGTGATAGGCCCTGGCGCACTCCTCGCGGGTCAGCTTGCGCCCGGCCAGGTACTCAGATTCCTGGGCGTTGAAGGACGTTTCCTTCCAGGTCATGCCCTCCTCAAATATCGCCGTCTTACCTGAGTTGTCGCCGCCAGAATAGAGCTGCGCGAACTCGGCCATGAACCGTTCTTTCGCCGTGTGTGACCATTCGGGCGCTTCGGCGGGCCGCATGATGATGCCATTCATCCGCGCGCTATTGGCCCAGAAGTGCTCGCGATAATCGCCAGCGGCGTGCTCCTCTGCCAGCACGCGGCGCAGCGTTTCCAGCGGACTGAGGCCGGATACGGGATCTAGCGGGTTGTAGCCGCGGAAGTGCACGATCCCGTCCGGCTCTACCTTGAGCAGAGCCCCGGCCAGGGTGACCTCGTAGCGCACGGGCACGATACCGCCATAGACGGCTACCCACGGCGGGGGCACGCGCAAGAGAGCTTTCGGCGGGCTGCCGACCTTCAGCCAGTAGGCGTTGAAATAGATCCCCAGGTCGGCCATGAGGGACTCTATAAGATGGTAGCGGGTGACCTTCATCGCCGGGGGCAGCGGCTGCTCGATCAGTTTGGCCAGCGGGTGATCGCGGAGGCGCACGCGGTCGGTCTCGCCCTTGCGCTGGAAAACGTGTAGCCCCAACTGGGCGATGTTCCTGCTCAAGAAATCGACGCAAACTCTGACGTTTGGTTGTAGGCGGTATATCTCGGCATAAGGGTACGAATAATGGCCGTACAGGTTCATGCTGCCGTAACTGTAACTCGGCGACCAGGCCGTTTCTATCCCCGTCAGGCTGCCCAAACTTTGCACAGTTGGCATCAGGCTTCTCCCACCCATTGACGCGGCATGTATAGTATGCTATACTCAGGGTGCTTATCGGGCGGCTTAGTAGGGACGTGCGAATCTTGGGCTCTGTCCAGTTGAGCTACCGGGTGGAACCAAAGCCCCTGGCCATCGTGCCAGGGGCTTTGGCGTTTAAGCCCACAGTCTAGGGTATTGACAAGGGCCGCCTTATATGCTATACTTCCCTTAGTGACGTTATATCCACCTAGGGCAAGGAAGGGAGCATCATGTTGACGGCTACTGTGACGATCAAGGGAACGAAGCCGCTGTTCTGGCACGCTTTTGGGCCAGAGAGCATCCCCATCGAAAAGCAGGAACGCACCGGTGTGGCCGGAAATGACCCGCCAGAGTGGCGTAAGACCGTGCTTTGCACCAAGCAGGGCCAGCTTTATCTGCGCGGCGATTACGTGTTTGGCGCTTTTCGTGATGGGGCCAGGAACGTCAAAAAGGGGCGGGGCTCCATTCAGCGCGATGTCACCGCCACATTGCAGGTGACCGATGACCGCATCTTGGTTGACCGTTTCATGCCTGGGGCTAACGGGAGTTACGATCCCGCAAAAGCCGACCTGCCCACGAATGACCCGGATGCGCCGGTCTATCTTGATGTGCGCGGCGTGGTCAATCCAGGCTCGAAACAGCGCAATGTGCGCTATCGCGTGGTCGCATCGCCCGGATGGGTCGCCACTTTCAGCATCCAATGGGATGCTACGGTCGTAAGTCGCAGCCAGATGCAGAGCGTGGCCATTGACGCCGGGCGTCTTTGCGGCGTGGGCGATGGCCGCAACATCGGCATGGGCCGGTTCACCGTCGAGTCTTTCGACGTTCAGGAACTCGGATAACGCGGCTAGGCGAGGATAGGTTTGGCAAGGCGTGGCTCGGCTAGGTATGGCCGGGCAGGGCTTGGCCCGGCTAGGCGAGGCTAGGCGAGGCGGGGTAAGGCAAGGATTCCCGCGAATAGCATCCATCGTAGGGCAGGGCCACGACGCGGGAGTCACCGGGCAAGGTCTGGCAAGACCGGGCTTGGTACTGCGCGGCGAGGCGGTGCCGGGCTGGGCGGGCCTTGGCGAGGCGTGGCAAGGAGACGGAATGCCCAAGAAGCGACAACCGAAAGAGATATGGGACGAAACGCGGCGCAAGGTCTGGGAACGGGATAAGGGATTGTGCCAACGTTGTGGCGAACCCGTAGCCCTGGAAGAGTGCCACATTGACCATATCCTCAGCGGCAAGCGGGGCACGAACCACATGAGCAACCTGAGAACGTTGTGCAGATACCACCATGTTCTCAGGGCGGATAACCGCCATCGCGGGATGATTGCAGGGGCGTTACGAGACGGCATCATCCCTCCTGACTGGCGCGGGCTGGTTTGGGAGGGTTGAGCATAAAGGGGGTACGGCCCGGCACGGCCCGGCTGGGCAGGGCCGGGCGCGGCAGGGCCTGGCTGGGCGTGGCGGGGCAAGGCAAGGTTCATCATCGGCATCATTCGCCCTGTATGGGGCGGCTGTGCAACGCGGTGTGCCGAGGCTGGCCGAGGCGGGGCCTGGGATGGCAAGGTCAGGCGGGGTGTGCCGAGGCGGGGCAGGGCAAGGGTTCGATTCTCACAGTGCAGAATGACGGAAACACCAGAATACCGGAATCCCGGAATGACCGGAAGGGACGGAAACTCCATGAAGCAGTTTCTCAGTTTCATCGTTGATTCGGAACTGTTACGACGCATTGACGATTTCCGCTTTCGCTGGCGATTCGGCTCACGCGCCGATGCTATCCGCTGGTTACTTCGTTGGGCGCTGGCAAAGGAGCCGCCAGTAGAAACTCCGCGTACAGATCACTAGCTGAAAGGATCTCGCGGATCTTCTTGGCATCCTTCAGGTCTCGCATAGTCGCCCTTATGTAGTGCGTGGGCGCCGGTACACCCAACTCAGCACACACCTCTTGCCGCCAGGCGTCCAGCACTTCATTGCTCATGTTTCCACCGTTTCCAACATTCCAACCTTGATACTCTTGATACCCTTGATACTCTTGACACTCTTGACACTCTGACACCCCGACGCGCCTCAAAGGATCTGCAAGAAGCTCACGTTCTCGTAAGGGATCAAGGTTTCCCCGTCCAACGGCACGACTTCCCCACGCGCCTTCAGCAACTCCACATTCCGCAACACCAGATACCCTCCCCGCCGCTGCCACAGCACGCCGCGAAAAGCCGGGGAATCAGTCCCCTTCAGGTTCACGATCACCTTGTGCAGCGTCGGGTAGCGGTCGAATAGTCGCACGTCTCTCCTCCTGGGCCATCATCTTGCGTGCGCGGGCCTCTATGGTCAGCGCCTCGGCCTCGATGCGCGCCCGGCTCGTAGCATCGCGCGTCCGCAGCGCCTGCTTGCGTAGCCGCGCGGCTCGGGCCAGAAGATCCGCTGTGATACGTTGCTGACTCATGCCGCCTCCAATCCGTGATCCTCATAGACCGAGCGCTTGGGCTTTTCCTGACGCATCGCCCGATCCATCGCCATCAAGAGGGCCACAATCCCGTCGATCTTCCCCTGGCTGGCTGCCTTATCGGGCTTCAGGTTCCCCGCAGGATCTTGGGATACGGCCACGTTATCGGCCATCCAGGTCAAGATCGGGTTGTTGCCATGATGTAGCTTTTTCAGCAGCAGTCGTTTCTCGAATTCCTTGGTGAGCGGCGCGAAACTCATGAACCCCTGACCCATGCCGAAGACCGTCAGCCCCTCATCCTGCAATTCCTGACTCACGCCGTAAGCCTGGAAGAGGCGGTCGATGTTCAGATCCACCAGTTGGTAGCGCCCGGCATCCTCCAGGATCTGCTTCTTCACGAAGCCATAGTCCACGGCAGTACCGGGCGTCGTTTGTAGCCAGCCATCGCGCGCCCACGCCTGGTACTGCGCCTGATAGCGGTTACCGTCGTCGGTCAGCTTGTCCTCCGGGCACCAGAAGCGGGCCAGGATGTCCAGGGCGTCCGGGTCATCCTCGTGCGGGAACACCAGCACCCAGGCGGTCAGGTCGGAGACCGAGGAGAGATCCAGGCCGCCGTAGCACAGTCGCCCCTCGAGTTCCGCCTCCACGACCGCCCCGGCGTTTTCGTTCCATAAAGCCACATCGATCCAGCGGTCGGACTGCTGGGTCCACAGGTTCAGGTGCAAGCGCTTGAACACATTCTGAGCCGCGGGCAGGTGCTTGGCTTTAGCCGCCTTGCGCGCCAGGTCATCAGGCTTGACCGATATGCCGTAATTTGGGTTGGCCTTCACCCAAACCGCCGGGTCGGCCCAATGCTCTTTTTCATCCTCTTCATCCGCAGCGGCGATGAAGGCAAACCAGGAATCGTCCTGGATCGAACCGTCCAGCACCTGCCGGGAATACTCGTGATGCTCCCAGCAAATCGACTGCCGGTCGTAACCAGCCGTCGTGATCTCGAATATGAGTGGCTGCCGGCGCGCGCCCGTGGCCGTCTCCAACACGTCTACCACATCGCGGGTCTTGTGCGCGTGCAATTCGTCAATGAGCGCGCCGTGCACGTTCAGGCCATCCATAGTGTCGGCGTCAGCGCCCAGCGGCTCATATTTGCTGGCGGTGGCCTCAATGCTAAGGTTGTTCTTGTAGACCTTGACCATCCGCGAGAGCGCCGAGCTCTTGCGCACCATGCGCGTTGCCTCTGAATGGGCAAGGATCGCTTGGTCACGTTTCGTAGCCGCCGAATAGATCTCGGCCCCGGGTTCTCCATCGGCGCACAAGAGATAGAGCCCTGTCGCAGCTAGGATCGAGGTCTTGCCGTTCTTGCGAGGCACCTCCACATAGGCGACGCGATAGCGCCGCAGGCCGTCGGCTCGCTTCCAACCAAAGAGATCCCACAGTAGGAACTGTTGCCAGGATTCCAGGCGGAAAAGTTGCCCCGCCCATTCGCCCTTGGAGTGCTTGAGGAAGCCGAAGAACTGTAGGACGTGCTCAGCGGCTTCGCGGTCGAAATGCAGGCCACGTTTCGGGCCTTGCTCCAGGTCTCGCAAGTGCCTGTCCACGGCGAGCCACAACAACTTCCCCGTAGGAATGGTCTTGTCTTCCACCCCGCGCACATATGCCTGGACAGGATGAAGGCTCAATGCTCTACGTCCTCTTTTTCGGGTTCGTTGAAAAAGCGCACCCGATCCAGGTATGCGCTCATTTCATCTATCGGCTTCGGCTCGGGAACGCTCAGTCGGGAACGGTCACTGGGCGTCAACCCGAACCGGGCCGCGAAGGCGAGATACTGCTGCCACGATTTGATGGCCAGGGCGACAGAGGGGCGCGGCCCCTGGTATCCGGTGTCGGTCGTGAAGGTCGTAGCATGCGCCTCAATATCCTTCACCGCATCCACGAACATGGCCCACCACTGACAGCCGCCAGCGATCGCGCCGCGATCCAGAGCCGTGAGCAGGCCCAGTTTGCTGAGTCCCGGCACGACGCGATTCCACTCGCGCTTCGCCTCGGGCAAGAGCCAGCCGGGGCGCGTGGGAATGGCGGGGGCAGGTTGCGGCTCGTTGGCGTTGACCCTATCGGGCCGCGCCGTGCCCTGCAAGCGTTTCAATTGGCTCGGTTTTCTAGGCCGTCCTGCCACGATACCCCCTGAAGTCATATTGACGGTGCATAAGCGAGCT